TCAATTTTTATTAATTTTTTTCTTGCTGCTGATTTTATTGGACTTTTTGTGCGCAGTTTTGTTCGATTGTTTGCTTTTGGATTTTTCGGGGCTTCTGGATGAAATTTTGGTCGTTTTTGTAGTCTTTGACTCGGATAATTTCAAGCTTTTTGCGTTCCTAACCCTTGTGCCATCGGCAGTTGATGCAGCTTTGGTCGCCGACCTTCCATTGGCCTTGGCCACTTTCATTCCGCGCTTTGATTTTTTTGCGGTAACCGCGCCCTTCCCATGCTTCTTTTTAGCCGTTTTAGAGCGCAGCTTTGATTTCGATTTCTTTTTGCCCGATTTTTGTGAACTCTTCATCCAGGTCTTCTCAGAACCGAATGAAGGAGAACCGTTTGTTTTGGGTTGGATAGCCGAAGGATTGTATTCATCCTTCATTATGCGGTTCCACTGGTCCTGAAGTTCGCGGACTTTTTCGTTGACTTTCTGCTCTTCCTGCTGAGCCATGGCGCCGAATGAGAGAACTGCCGAAATAGAAACAACGACGGGCAGCATGAGTAATTTTCGAATCTTCATAGATGAGCACTCCACTAGCATTAGCTCGGGGCAAGCCCGGCAGCTTTCAAAAATAGGCCGGCCGTGAATCTCAATTTTGCCGGCGTACCGCGTTTATTGTTAAGCGGGAAGTTAGAAACAATATAACATAGTCCGAGATTTCATTGTCAACCTTTACGAGCGGGACGGCCTGACGATGCGGGGGTGAAAATCTTTGGAGAGGAACGGGGTAACCCGCTGGGCTACCCCGCATTTCAGTCTACAGGAGGGCGGAATAGGCCACTACCCGGCCGATGATATAACCTCCGATAGAGCTGCCGCTTAGTATTCCGAAGTTGCAGCCCCTTGCGCTGACAGCGCCCTCGGTGACGATGGATGCATTGGATATGGTTCCGGCGGTGATAGGAATAACCGCGCCCGGCGTTGCTCGCATCGTGGTGGGAAAGGGGATCGGGACGATGGTGTAGCCAGCTGGCGTGGGCACCTGGGCGCATTCATCTATCACCACATACTGCCTCTGGCAGCGCAGAATCGCCCTCTCGGGCGGCAGAAGCTCAAAAAGGGATGGATGGGACCCGGACTCGATTTGCGCTCCGGTTATGGTCCAGGTACCGGCGGCGAATGTTCCGATCGAGAACTCGATCTGTACGCCGTTGTATGCATTTGCAGGCATCGTGAGATCGGCGGTGAATATCTGCTGTGAGGCGGTGGTCACAAAGGTTCCGGTTGCAAATTGCGTGACCGCCGAAAAGTTATTGGACGCATCCGCCGAGTAGGCCTTCCAGGTTACCATCAGAGATCCGCTGGAGCACAGGTTGACCTGGAGCTTGGCCGGCAGATTGACCAGGTCCGCAACATCCTCGCCAGGTATCCTCTGTATGAAGTAAACTCCGGTACACCCGGCCCCTCCAGTAAACCTGTAGGCGTTCCTGTAGAGTGCGCCCGATGGGGCCGATACCTGCTGGCCGGTGATGTTCCCGCCGGTGCATTTGGCCTGCCAGAGGTCGACCGCGTGATTGTAAACGGCGCCGGCGGTGAATGTCTGGGCAGCACCAGACGCATGTGTGATTTTGGCCTGGTCGACAAACATATCGCCGTTTCCCAACCGATTTCTAAAATGATCCGCGTTTGCGGCATAAGCACCGATATACGGAATATGGATGTTGTTGGCCGGATCGATTTTGGCCTCAATGATCCAATCGGCGCCGTCCCATCGCTTGAGGGTCCAGGGGGTTGCGTTTGTATCCAGCCAGGTCATGCCCTGATATTTGGTGGACGGTGCGGTTGTGCCAAGATTGTGGCCGGCAAGGGCCTGGAATGCGGAGGTCATGTCAGCAAGGACCGCGGCCCCCGAGTCATCCGAGATGACGTAGTCGTTTTGAGAGGCGTTGGCGGAATGAAGTGCTTGACCGGCAAACAATGCCAACAGGACCGCAAAGACCAAAAAGAGCATAAAGTCGGCTTTGGCTGTTTTCATGATTCCCCTCCCGATGACCGGCTCTAAGCCGGCAGATATGCATTAAAAGTTACGCTCTTAACCACCGGGGTCGTGTTGTACTCGGTGGTGCTGAGAACGATTTTAAACTCGAAATACCTTCCGAGAAAATCACCAGCGGTAAACTGCGTGTAGTCGGACCAGGCGTCTCCGGCCAGGCTCTTGCGGCGGATAAATGCCTTAACGTCCACGTTTTCGATATCTCCTCCGGAAAAAGACGACCGGTCCGCAACGGATTTCCACTGGCTCATCTTGTCGAGGTAGTTTCTGGCGGTGGAATCGATCGTTGCCATTATGCGGTAGGTGGCAACCGAGCCGCAGTCGAGGGTCCCCGAGAGCACATAGGCGCCGATCGAGTGCAGGCTGTCGTCGAGGGTTGCGAAGTCCTTTAGCTGTGACACCAGGGAAATGTCGCTCAAATGCGACGGGACGGAGATTATCAGGAATCCCGACTCATCGGTTGTGACATTGGTCATCGCGCCGGCAAAGGCAGGGCTGTTGGAAAGGGACCCAGCCGGGGTTAGCCCCGTTATGGCCGAGATCGTGGTTACGGCTTTGGCAGCGCTTGCCGACTGCCGTCCGTTTTTGTCCCCGGCCTTAATGAGGTATGTCCCCACCCTTGCCGGGGTCTGAAACATAGTGGTTCTCGGGGGAACGTAATTGGCAACAATTGTTGCCTGTTCCCATATCGCCCCCGAGGTAGCCGGAGAGTACTTGATCACGTAGAAGGCGAGGTCACGGTCCGCCACCTCATCCCAGGTAAGAGAGGCTATGCCTCCTATGACGTTTACGTGGAAATTGGACACATTGGATGGCGGAGTCAGTTTTCCGTAAATCTGTTTCAGAATATATGCCGTAACGCTTACCTGGCCAGTGCCGGCCTCTGATCTTACAAAAAAATCATACAGGCCCGGATCGAACGACTTGAACACATGGGATGTGCCGTATACAACTCCGAGCTCTTTCCATCCTATGACCTTATTATGTATCCATACTCGGTATCGGCCGATCCTGGCATCTTTCGGACGCTGCCAGGTAAAGACCGCCCTTGTGTATGAAACTCCGTATTCATATTCGGTGAATTCTTCCACCTTGAGGCCAGTTGGAGGAGCAAGTGGGGGAAGACCATGCAGGTAATCGTTTAGGCCGGGGTCTATTGTCTCGAATTCGTAGATTTCATCGCGGTATTCGACAAGGGTGAGGGTGGCCTTCTGGTCGTCCTGCTTTAGCGACATCTCGGTAATGCGAAACTTTTTAACTAGTGAGTTTACCTCTCCAAAAGCATAGACGTCGTATTTTTCAGGAACGGGGCAGTCGCCTGTAAGGCTCCAGAAAGCCGCATCCGGCGGGCTTGGCGGGATCGGCGGCGTGTTTTGGATGCAGACAAATATCTTTCCCCCGAACCTTACCGTGTTTCCGACAAAATACGGACCCCCGGCGTTGAAAGGGGCGCTGTCATCGAATGCCGAGCCGGGCTGCGCCGTATCGGTTGTGAGCGTGTAGGGAGAAATATCTCCTAACTCGAACTGAGCACCCCAGGCATATACCGCCCTGGCGGTATCTCCGGCGTAAGTTGGATACCAGCCGGAGTTAGCGTCCTGGCAAAAGGCCAGGGCTATTCTTGCCCAGTCACCGGCAGCAGATGAGGTCCCCTTGATCCAGCATCTCAGCCAACCGCCGATTCCCCACTCCATTCCACAGTCAACGGCCGTGGCATTCCCGTTCGCCGAGACATATTTTGCGACGGCGCCGGCCTGCAGATCAAATATCGCATGGATTCCGTTCGCGCCCCCGTCGTCCAAAATCAGAGATATGTACTTTCTTCCGGCGTATTTCAAAAAAATAGAGAAGGTATAGGTCTCGTCAATCGAGATGTTGACGGGAGATCTTCCGAGGCAGTGAATCCCGTCCACGGCGGTTTCCGTTATCTTCTCGGCCGCGCCAAGTCCGTTCGGGGCTGCCATCTCCAGCGTGTCGGCGCTTATTCCCTCGTTTAAATTTATATTCCAGTACGGGTTATTGAGTTGCTCGGACCACAGGAGCAAATTGGAGGATTTTACAACCAGGACAGAACCCGAGACCCTGTTCAAAACAGCTTTTTCATGGACGACGTCTTCCGCGAGCCGAAGCATCAGCTTGTAATTCGATCCGCCTGCGATCGTCACCGTTTTGTCAACGGTTGCGGCGTTGGCGCTTGCCCCCGTAAGTCTCCCGCCTTCGCCCCATTTGGGAATGTCATGCTGGATGTAGACAACGTCGCCTATCTGGGCGTTCAACGCCTCGAGGTCCACGTCTATTTCGGCGGTTCGGATCAGGTACTTGTTGCAGTTAAGCCGATACATCCCGGCCCGCCAAACCTCGGAGGGCTTGGTTATGCCGAATAGGTCAAGGGTTGCCCGGTACTGGTTCCCGGCGAGGTCGGGATGGTATACGGTAAGCTTGTCTCGCTGATAGCCGTTTTCGGAATTTACATAATCGACTTCGATCTCTGTTGCCCGCTCCTCAATGGGCAGAAAGGTTTCCCTGAATTTGGTTTCATTGATATTTCCAACGCTGTAAAGATTAACGGGGTCCGCTGGTTTGTCGATTGCAATCGTAAGGTGCACACCGGTCCAAATCGGGACGGAGCGCCCAACCTGGCAGACCCGCAGGGCCGCCTCCCACATCGTGCAGTCGAAATCGAATCCGCCATTAAAGGTGATTCTCTTCTCGACACCCCCCTTGCCGTCAGGAACGTAGTCGTCGCAAAAGTCCGCCCATTCTTTGAATTTGGAGAGATCCATGCGGCTTGGGTCTATGCCGTCAAACCTTACGGCCTTCCAAGGCGAGTCGGCGGTGCCGTCTCCCTGGATTAGCGGCTGGGTGAAGATGTCGAATGCCACCCAGGCCGGGTTGTCCGACCACTGGATTGACCACTCCGATCCGTTCCATACTTGAACGATTGACATCTTCCCGGCGCACGAGAACTTGAAAGAGCCCGATATCTGCTCGCTGGCCTTGATTCTCACAGCAACCACCGCCTGGCGGGGGTACTGGAAGGGATCGAAAAATACTTCGCGCACGCAGCTGAGAAAGGACCGGTCCCCCATCATATTGGAATCAGCATTGGGGCCGCACCTGGTAATCAATATCTCGTACTGGCCCTTTTGACCGCTTGGGACCGTGTACTTATACGTGTATGTAACCGGCTCGCTCTTCGAGCCGACATGCCTTACCCAATTGGGGGTCACGCTGCTGTAGTTTTCAACTACCTGCTCGGTCCAGTTATAAATAGTCGTGCCGTATCCTGCCGGAGGAGGACCCATCCAGTGCCAGGTAATAGTGGGATCCGAGCCGGAAACTTCGCCTTCCATGTGAGCCAGGTAATCATCAGAGGGATGGCCGGTGATGTTCCACCAGTAAGTGGTGGAACCGATGGTTATTTTCTTGCCCTCCGACCACCGGGACCAATTCCCGTACTGATCGCCGTATTCGACCAGGGAATAGGTTTCCTGTTCAGCTCCCTTGGTCACGTCGATCCAGGTGGGGTCGCCGAATTTTCGGACCTGGATGGCCATGTCGACCGCCATCTCCTGGAGCGTGGAAGATGTCTCTGAAGCCTTCCAGAGACCGTAAGGAAAAGAAAGGTCCACCTCGATCCCGTCAAAATCGTTTCCGACCGTAACGAAGGTGTACGTGGTCTGGAAGCGGATTTCCACCGAACTGGCATACTCTGTCTTGGTGTCGGTAAATCCGCTCATGGCCGCCTGGCCCAGAGTCCCGTACTTGCACTGGATTGAGACGTCTTTGAAGTTTGCAGCCGGCTGGTCGTTTATGTGGAAGTCGCCCAAGCCGGCAACCGGCCCGAGGCCTATGCAGATGATTGCATTGAGAAACTGGTCGTAGCCCAGCGTCTCGATAAACGAGGAGATGATATTGCCGTAGACCTTATGGAAGCCGTACCACCTGGCAAGCGGGATTCCCTGTTGCTCGGTATTCTGGGGAGACCAGGCATAAGCCTGGGAATCCTTGGATGAATCAGAAGAACTGGTAGAGCCGGCAGTAGTGGGCGGAAGCAGGGCGTTTACGACCAGGCCGCCGGCTAGCATCAAGGCGCCGGTAAGAAGTCCGGTCAAAAGTGTATTGCCCCAGAATATGGTAAAACCCATGAGCCAGGGAGCGACAAACATTGCGACGGCCGCGACGGCGATCATGAGAACTGCTCGAAGGATACCCTTAGCCCCGCCGCCGCCCCCGGAAAGGGCCGCAACTATCATTACATAATCGCCAGCCCTCGGATAGGTGAACGCCAGCCTGTCCTCCGGCGCCAGGACCCCGTTTAGATAGACGATTGCCGGCAGATCGGAAGGAAAGTGTTTGAGCCGCAAATCCAGAAGCGACATCGGCTCGGCAAGCGGCACAAGGACCGTGTCGCGCAGATCCCGGCGAAAGGGGTGCTCCATTACGGCTAAAGACAGTTGCGGGTTGCGCGTTGCGAGCGATGGTTCAGGGAGAAGACGGTCCATTTATCTTATCTCCTCTGCGCTCTTTGCGTTCTCTGTGGTGAAATCAGCCTCCCAGAAGCCGGTTATCCTGTGCGACCAGGCGGGGGAGTCGAGCCGCTCTATTCCGACCCTCATTTTTGGAAGAATGTGAATGAACCGGGTATTGTAGCCGTCCGGAACCACCATGCCAATGTGGGTGGTGTAGCGCGGATGGAGCTTGAAAGTTGCAAAGCTGTAGGGCAGCGGGCCCGGAAGCAGCGCAAATGGGCAGTTTAGCCTTGCGTGTTCGAGGGAGTCGTGCATCACCTCGGGCAGATCTGTCGAGGCGTATCCTTCGGGGACATAGAGCCCGGCCCTCTTCCGAAGCTCGATCATAAGCCCATAGCAGTCATAGGCATCAGGCCCGCGACCGCCGTAGCGAAATTCCTTGCCGAGAAGATCTGAGTAGATGAACGGCGAACCCGCAACCGGCAACCCGCAGCCCGCAACAGTCATCACATCACCCTCCAGCCCTTCTGGTTGAGCCCCCGATAGCCGCCGAATCTGGCGGTATTATTGAGGGCTTCGCAGCGCTTGAATGTGCGGTTGCATTGGGTTTCGGCGCCCGAATAGGCACACTCGAAACTCTTGAAGTCCCAGTTGCAGTGAAGGGCGATGAAGCGGTAGGGAGGATACCTCCTTCGAAGTGGGCTTGCCGCGCCAAGGTTAAAGGTCACCCACTCGGCGTCCGCCTCGGTTGAGAGAACCGAGAAGGTCATATCGAGCTCGGTGAAGTCTTCGGAAAGATGCCCGGCGTTTACCACTTGGACCTGCACCTCGGCCCCGACCGCTCCATCGAGCTGCTCGAGGTATGCGTGAACGAGCTGCGTCACATTGCACACCCGAAGCGATATGGTCGGAATCTCCCCCTTGCTCGTCTGTTTTGTCGCATCGAGATAGAAGGGGAACGCCGTATAGACCTGGCCGCCAAACGTCACATCCTCGTTATTCGAGCAAAAATAGAGATGCACCCCGGCTGAGAGCGTAATGTGCAGGAGCACAACCCACGGATCTGGCGTGTAGAGTTTGTTCTTTTCGCGGACAATTGTTGTTGGAAGGGTTTTCACTGCGTCACGTCCTGAACGAAAATCAATTGCCCGTAGAGAATCGTGCGTTTCTTGCCGGAGTCGGTCATCTGGACGTCGTAGTCGAAGACGCCGGTGCTTGCAGCCATCTGGTCGGTCAAGGCAAAATCGATGATGCCGGCGGCGGGGGATCCGACTGCCGTGCCGTCAACCTGAAAGGCATAGTCGGATGTGCCTTTTTTTGCCGGCATGATGGCTGAGAGCTTGAATGTCTTGCCGGTAAGGTCCAATGGCATGCTGTTCTGGGTAAGCCGCAGGGTCAGGCCGTATGTATCGCCGCGAAACCGTTTAATTTCCAGCTTGGTTGGCATTATCATTCTATTACCTCCACGCGGATTTGCGCGTCATCGACCTTGATCTCTACGGCGCCGGGCTCCTGGACGTCCACCGCGATCGCGCCGTCAACTACGGCCACATCGAATGCAGAAATCATTATGACCTCACCTTCATCGCCTGCGAGCCAATCGGGGAACATGCCGCTCATTGCGGGGTCCTGGAGAGCTTGTCGGCCGAGATGTCAAACTCATGCAAGACTGTCACGCCATCATCGTCGTAGACCGTGACATGGGCCTTATCCGCCGACACCACCGCTTTGTTGGTGAGCATCTTCCTGGCTCTGTTCGCCTCATTTGCGGCTGCATAGAGTGCATCTTCCTGGGCCTGGGTAAGAGCCCCGACAGCCCCGCCGCCTCCGGTTGCAACGACTGTTGATGCCGCGCTCTGGATCAGCAGGACCTGGACCCCGGCCGAGTAGGCGATTGGGTCACCTCCAGGGCCTCCGACGAGATTTCCTCCGGCAACTTTTGCGATATAGTTTCCGGGCCAGAAATGTAGCTGCCAGTCCCCCAGTAGTTCGACGGTGATACCGACGCTAACGTCAGCGCCGAGGGACTCTTTTCCGCTGGCTCTTGCGATCTGCCCATAGGTTATCCCCTGCTCTGAAGACTCCGCATCCCTGATGGCGTCAATTAGGTCCTGCATCGCCACCTCGGCCCGCGGGTAAGTTACTTCGATGAGGCTGCTTGCGAAATCGACTGAGTAGGCCATAACTAAGCCGCCACCGTGTCGAGGACCTGGGTTACAACAACGGATAATCCATTGCTGGTAATCGTTCCGAATGTTTCGAAAGGCAGGTACTTGGGGGCGCCACTGGCTTTACGCACCCGAATCGTGACATCAATATCGCTGGTGTGGTTGTAATTGACGGCAACGGTCGATCCGGAAGCCTCGACGTTCATGATCTCCGTCCCATCAGAGGTTTTAAAAACCCTGCATCTGGAGCCTGCCACAACGCCGGTGAGTGCTACGGCGACAAGCGTCCCATCCTTATCAGTGATCTTTGCCGTGCAGGAACCGCCGTTAACGGCCTGAAAGTCTTTTGAGCCAAGGCTAATTGCCTTGCCCGCCCCTGAGAGAATGCAGCCGTCAACACTCAGGTCGTATGCGCAGACGAAGTTTACTCCGTCGATTGTCGAGAAAAAGTCAACTTTATCGAGGTTCGCTTCCAATGCCAGGTTGTACTGGCAGTAGTCGTAGAGTTCCTGGATAGTATGGTTTTCGGAGACGGTTATCAGGGCAGATGCATGATTAATTGTGATGCCCGTATAGGCTGCGACTGTTGCCTCGGTGGGCTGGGTTATGAACGGATTGGGCGATAGTGTTGGGATTTCACCGTAAATGTAGGTCAAAATTTCGGTGACGAGCTTGGTCAATTCAAAGAAGATGTAGCCGTATTTCCTAGACCGAAGAATTAGGGTATCCCAAGTCACACTCGCATTCGCCCCGGTAGCATCGGTTCTCTGGCTGAGACTGAAGGTTATCTGGTTGTTGGAGGTAAGCGAAGTGAACGCGTTCACCAGCTTTTGTATTCCGGTGTTTGCCGCAGCCTGGACAGAACTTGTCGAGCCGTCGTCAAACGAGACGACCATCGCCGGAAGATCGTTGGCCCCTCCGTAGTACGCTGCATTGTTGATCTGACAGTTAATAATTGCCGCGCACTTCGCATTGGCTACTGCTCCAGTCAAAAACGAATACCTATTGACCAATGAGCCTGCTGCCTGGAGCGTCTGCGCGACCAACTTTCCGGCTGAAGACCAGAACTTTCCCGCTGTAGTCCACGACTTGTGATCCCCGGCCACGCCGCCGCAGTTTCTAAACCTTAATGACGCCCCCTCGACTGTTTTAGTGTCCCACTGTCCGTTCACCTGAATCGTTCCGGCGGGGTGGTTCTCCTCCCAGTCAAAGATAGCACCGATTGGAAGGTTGTGCGTGTCTCCAATATTGGGCATGACCATACCGTAACTGTTGCCGGATGCAATCACCTTAACGGCGCCAGGCGTGGGGCCAGCCCCAACTTGATTAGAGACAGAGCAAAGGTCGAAGGTGTTGTTCTTTAGGCTGAGGTTAAAAACAGTGTTATATAGGATGGCCGGGTAGGTGGCACTGCCGTAGTTCCCCCAGAACCTATTCCCCTCGATTATCCAGTAGGAACCGCAAGCACCGTTTACCACGGTGCCTCCACACTCGAAGATATTATTGGTAATGACGAACTTATTCAGGGTGCTTGAGTATGAGACGCTGAGCGGCAGATGCCCAATATTCGAATATGGGCACAAGGCCCAACAGCGGTCGATGGTGACCACATGCGATTTAAAATTAACGTCAGCATTGAATGGAGTCGCGGCGGAATAGGCAATTGTTCCCCACCTACCAAAGTCTATATAGCTTATCTCGATGCCCTCCGGCGGGGGGTCAAAGCAGCCTGAAATTAGGTAAGATGGCGCACTCGCCGCAAGAGAGTTTCTGACTAGGCAGTGGGTGTGGACGTGTTTGCTCCGGTTAGTCGGGTCGTCATAGCTGCCGGCAAAGCCCAGGTAGTTCGGCTGGATGCCGTTAAAAACATCGAACTCAACACCATCTATAACAAGGTTCGAGGGGCCGGCTAGAAAGAACCTCGGTATGGTCGTCGTGTTCCCGACGATCTTCACGCCATAGGTCGAGTATTTAACTATAGGCGCTCCCGCTTTGCGTGTCCTCCCGAGGTTAGTCTTGAGCGTAACGACCGTGCCGGCAACGTAGTCAACCTGGTAGGTGGTCGCCTGCTCTGCGTAGTCGAAAGCTGTGCTCGAACCTCCTATTATTATGTTGTCGTTCTGGGCCCACCCCATTGGAGATACAGTGGTAATTACCTTCTGCCCGGATGGGGCGTCTGCGGCAAGCACGGCCCTATTATCGGTCGGGCGTTCGCCGTAGAGGAAGAGGCTCATCTTTCGAGTGGTAAAGCTCCCGTTATACGAGTTAACGTAAATGCCGCTATATGTTCCAACGGTCGGGTTTACAAACGAGACCACCGCCTGATTAGCCGCTGGGATCCTGTTTGCGGCCGTCCCTATCCTGAAGCCGGAATGGCAGTTGAGGGCGATGGTGCCGTTTACTGTCAAAGTGTGAGGTGCCGCTGGAGGATTTTGCCAGACTATATTGGCCACATTATCGGGGGTCGGAGTAGCGGAAGAAAGAGCCATCATGCCAATGCCGAAGGCGCCATTACCCGTGCTCAATACACCCCTGACCGTCGCAGTCCTGTCGATGGTAAGAATGTCTTTGGCAATAACGCAGTCATTGTCGGAAAAAGACTTCTGCACGTCACACCAGACCAAAAATGACCAACTCGTCCCGCTGGAAGCTCCAAGAGAAAAGTCATTGGCCCTGTTCATCGTCCCCCTCGAAACCCTGAGCTGCCATTTGTAATGGCCAGAACTAACAGTGGCGCTTGCCACTTGATAAGGGGCAGTGAAGGTGAAAGGGACGAACCACCCCCACCCCGAGGCGTAGGTGGTGTTGTTGGTTATCTGCACCCCGGTAAGTTGCTTGCTCGCCCTGGTGACCCACACATCGGGGCCTCCGGGATAGCCAGTATTTTCCTGCAACTCGACAAGAACGTCGTTGTAGAGGGAACCGGCCGGCATATTGCCTGATACCGAAGTATTGGTTGTCTGCAATGAAATTGCCGCACCAATACAATTAGCGGGGGAGGCAAGACTAAGAAACTGGAGGGGAATAGTCCTTGGCGTGGAGATTGAATTGCCACTAGTATTCAGGGCCGCAAGATTGTACTCCTCGACATTATAGAAGCCGTTGACTGTCGAAAGCCCCACGTTTCCATTTGTGATGATGACAGCCATGATTAGCTCACTATCGAGTCAACGGTTCGGATCGCCGCGACGGAAAGGCCGGTAGAAGTGATCGCCGACTCGACCTCGAAAGGCAAAATGCCCTTCTTTCGCACCCGCACAAGAACCGGGACATCGGCGGCATAAGTGATCGTGGTCTGGGAGGTAGTTCCGGTTGCCTGCTCGTCAACGAAGGGCGAGTAGGCGTCATCGCCCAGGGCGTAGCTCTTGGAGAGCGTCACGCCCGTATGCAAGGTGAAGGTGCTCCCAGCCCAGAAGTCGTATTGATACCGATCATCGCCAATGCGAATAAATCCGCTCGATGGCGTGTCGTTGGTGATGGCCTCCTGGATGGTTACCGAGCCGTTCCCTATGTTATTCCCTGCGGTCAGGTTGTACTGAGCCTTGTTGATCGAGCCGCCCGCGCCGGTCAGCCTGGCAACGAGAATCCTGTCGCCTGCAAGTACGCCCGTTACCTTTACCGGCACCACATTGGGAGGAGATACAACCGTGTTATCGGCCGAAATGAGCTGGAAATTCTTGGCATCATTGCCGTCGTAATTTTCGATCCAGATCCCGCGAGCGCCGAAGAACTTGCCACCGGCGAATGTTCCGAAGGGGGATTTAACCTCGTCTGCGTAAACTCCGGGGCTTGCACTGCGATAGCGCCAGCCTTCAATGCCATTTAAGACCACCGCCGATGCGCCCCGTGTGATGTATTTAAGATACTCGTAGACCTGGGAGAGCGTGCGCCCGGAGCAATTGATGACCACATCGTAATTCTTTGTCACCCCGCCGAGGGCCTTACTGACCGTACCGAAGGTGAGCGTGATGTCGTTCCAGGTCGCAATGGTTCCCGCTGCTGTCTGGTTGTTCAGATCATCGTCTGTTGCAAGCGGGACGGCATTACGTCCACCCGTAGACAGGTCGATCTCGAAGTGGGAAAAGGTGTCGGACAGTTCGCGGGCCATAACCAAGACTTTGCCTGCATCGATCAGGGCTCCGGCCGCTTTCACCTTTATCAGCACATCTATATGCCCGGCAGCCCACCAGGACGTTATTTTCGCCCCGTTTTGCACGACGTAGACATTGGCGCCCGCCTGGATCGAGCCGAGCGAGTAGATGTTCGACCACAGGTTGTTGTTGTCACTGGTCTTTACCGCGCCACCCTTAAGATACTGGAAAGAGGCATCCGGAATGGTCCAGCCGCTTATGAGCGTATATTCGGTGGGAGTCTGCGCCGACATTGGAACCGTGTCGTCGAGTTGGGCCAGCTCGTCAAATACGTCCATGAGCCATGAATAGAGCTGGTTGACCGTATACACCGTTGCCCCGCTTGTGTGCGTGATCGTCTTGGCGCCGTAATCGATTGTGAAATCGTCCTGGATAGCCATTTGTGCCCCTCTCTATACCTCTTCCAACGTCATCTCAGCCCGCCATCTGAGCTTGTAGCCTACTGGTGCGAATTTTATCGGCTCCTTGAACCGCACGTTATAGACCAAGCCGCTGCCCAGATTCGTCCAGCTGAAAGCGTCGCAGCCGACCTTTACCGCAGCCTCGAAATTCTGGAGGTTCACCTTGTCGGCCTCGGACAAGAACGAGTACTTCAGCTTCCACATCATTGGAACGCGGGTACAGCGCGGCCTTGTCTTGGTATAGCCGGCCTCCGACCTTACTCGGATAGTCGGGTCGAACGCCCGCTGCTCCTCCCAGGAATCGACGTCAGGGTTGTCGGAAAGGGTTGGGAAATCAGACATCACAAGAACCTTTCACCGCGGAGGTCGCGGGGATCGCAGAGCTATTTTCGGTTTCGGAGCATCTGTCCGAGGACGCCGTATTCATTTATGTCCTTGGCCACGACCCCGATAATCATCTTGTCGAAGCTGTGGGTAATCGATCCCTGTTCGAGCTTGAGTGGCATGCTGGACTGATTATCGATTTTGACCTCTACGTTCATCGCCTGGGCTGATTGCCCCGACTTCGTGTCGCCATGGCTCCACCCGCCTCTTGGAATTACAACCTCGCCTTTTTGGAGGATGGCCGGAAATTCGTCGGAGGCCAACCCCGAGTGTAGTCGCGGAGCACCGGCCATCAGGAGCGGGCTTGCCGCCCTACGGGTACCGTCAAGCCCAACGATCCCTCCCGAGTGGAAATTGAGAAACCAATCCGGAGTTTCGCTCCACTGAAAATAGCCTTCGCTGGCCCCGCTGCTCCCGCCGGCCCCGCCGCCAAACCCGCCAAAAAGATTCCCGAGCAGATCCTCGAATCCGCGGGTGGCCATTTTAGAGATCGCTTTGGACCATGCATTGATTAGAAAATTGCAGAAGGCGCTAAAGAAGTCCTCGGCAGAGGAGATTTCGCCCTTGAAAAGGCTGCTGAAGAGGCTTTTAAAACTCGAACCGGCCGAGCCGACGAATTTTTGGGTGCTGGAATTCACTTCGCTCAGGGCTTTTTGGGTTGACTTGAGGCTTATTTCCGCTTCCCGGCCGACCAGTTTCTGCTGCTCACGCGTCTTTTCCAGAGCCAGTTGACGCTCACGCTCGACCGAGGCGATTTCGCTTTGAATCCGGAGCTGTTCTTCCATGGACTTGACCGTCTGGTCGAAATCCCGGCTCGAACCGGTCTCACTCGAGTTGATTAAGCTTATGCTCCGCCTGTTTTCTGCCATTTTGGTGGAAATCCTTTTTTCAGCGACATTACTCCGTCGTCTTTTCACGTAGTGATCGGATTCCCTTTAATTTTTGCTTCAGGAATCCCAAATCCTGCCAAAACTGCAACTCCAGTGAATCATTTTCCAACCTGAACCCGGCTTCCTGAAGCAAATGGACCCGGAGAAGGGAAAGCGCGTAAGGGCCGGCCTGTTCCCGTCGTGCAGGATTTTTTTCGCAGGCGCGGCAAAGGTTTCGGATTGTCTTTCCTTCGCAATTTTGGGCAGAATCAGGATCACAGGCCGCGGAGAGAAGAAGGTCTATCTCCCGTTCGAGATCGATTTTCTCCGGGCCTATTCCTCCAAAGGGCTTTCCGGTTCGGCCTCCCTGCTGGCCCCGGTCGCCTCGAAAACACTTGCAGCAACACTTGCCACGATGTCTCCGGCGTAGCGTGTCAATAGATCTTTCCAGTCCTGGCGGTACTCCGGGTCGCTCGGGTCCGACGAGAAGAGCTTGCCGTCTATTCCAAGCGTCCCCTTGGTAAACCCGCTGATTATGCGGGAGCCGAATTTGAGCCGGTTTTCAAAAACCCTGCTCTTCAGCTTTTGGCCACGCCGCTCGAAGACACCATTCTGGTAGGCTGCCCGTTCCTCGTTGGTCGGCATGCGGTAATAGATTTCGTGTACGTCGCCGGTAATTCCGTCCTGGATATCCAGAATGTTTCGCTCTGCAGCAAAATCGCGCATCGGTTCTCCTTTGGGTGCCTGGCGCTCATGAAAACCTTATCAACAACTCATCGTCCCCGCTGCTCATCGCCAGGGAAAAGGAAGCCTTGTAGATCGCCCTTCCATCCCGGTCACCCGAGCCTAGTTCGCTGTACTGGAGGGCGGGAGACTCGATTGAAAACCTGTTTCCGTCGATGCTCCCGACGGCGAGGTTCAGGGCCAGTGTGGCGGCGGTTTGCCAGTTGCTCCAGAATGGGTGGGAGGAAACCGCCACGGCCTCAGGATCGAAACTCCCCCGAGGTTTGCGGCCAGTGATCTCGAAGCCGACGATCCCATCCGCCGCGGCGATGCTTTTGCGTTCAACCACGCTGTTGTTGATCTCGATCTCGAATTTTTCAGATACCGGTCCGAAGCCGTCGATGGTAAAACCTGCCCCGAGCGCGACCGGTGGAAGGATGCCGCTGAAGGTCTGGGCTGCTGGCGATGCATCCACGGGGGAGTTGTAGAACCCCTTGAACTTCCACTCGGCCAGGGCTGGTTTCCCCACTTCGACGCTGATTCTGAAAGATCCACGACATCCGGTAATTTTGTGGAAAAGCCTGTCGAGGTACACATAAAGAGTGCAAGATTCGAAATTCGTCGAAACCGGCGCGTAGAGCAGGTCTGTTCCGGAATTTACCGTCTGGGCCATGCCGCATGCCCTGAAAAGGACCCCTTCCCAGCCAAAGGCTGGAAGCGCCCCTTTGGCCCCGGTCCCCTTCATCTCGGTCTTGAAAGCTACCTCGACGCTCCTGGTCCCGCGCAAAAACCTTAGCGGCGAAAGAGATCCGCGCAGGATATTGCGCTCGACCGCTTCCCCCGCCGGCGAGATATCGAGGTCGCGGACCGCGATCGCATTCGAGGCGGGAGTTGGAATGGGGTCGATCCCGTATTCTGTTTCGATTTCTGCGAGCACCACCGTGTTTCGAGTGAGCATTTTCTCTCTCCCCTGGGCATCTGCCGGCATCAGGCGGCAAACCGGCACCGGGTTTTGAAAAGAATCTGGTAGAGCGCGAAGTCGCTGCTGCCGGCCATCGCTTCCTCGGAAACCGGGGAGAGCGGCTCCATGTCGATGCCGCAGGATTGGCCGGACAAGGCTACGCGTATGTCTTCAAGCACTTGGTAAACTCCTCTTTCCCCCCCCGCCCCATGCCGCACGGCCGAATCTCCCCTCAAATTGCGTACGGCCGCTATCACGCCGAAAAACATCTCCCGGTCCTGGCAGCCCGAAATCTTTTGGGAGTACTTGCCCCGCTCGTAGATGACGAACAGCGCGGGGCAAATGGGCGCCATCTCCTCGATTGCATCGATATCCCTGCCAAGGAACTCGGAAATCGATCCGAGCGTCCGGATATATGGAAGCTCGCTCGAAAGGCGCCCGATTATGGCCTGTTCAACGTCGGCTACGGTCGGCATGGTCAAAATCCTTCGAGGCTCGATCGAGAGAAAGCTCGCCTGGGATTCTCCGCTGCCGTTTGGGGAGACTCGGGTTCGAGCGGATTCCCCTCGGGATCACTCTGGCCGAGGGAAACCACGCCCTGCGACACCTGTTCCAGAAAACGGACAGCGCCACGGTAGCGCTCTATGCGGTGCTCGGGGACCCTCTCCCTTCTCGAGTAGAGGTTGTAGACCGCGATATCCACCGACAGACGCCGAAGCGATTCGGGGACGGGAGCAACGGGCACGGCCAGCCGCGCACCGAGATACCCATTTATCTCCTCGCAGGCGTCGCTGATGGCCTGTTCCACCCTGGCCGCCACCACCTCGCCGGTCCCCTCGTCATCGGTCAACTGAACGAGCACGCCCTCCTGGAGCTGATTCCTGATCTGGTCAATAGTGCAGTATGACAATGCCTGTCCTTTCGCTGCCGGTTGCGGGCTATTACACCGTTTCCGAGATCCGATCAGATATCCACTACGCCAGCCACGGAACTACAATCAGTTCGGCGCTGTTGAACCAGGGGTTTCCCGCGCCGGCAGCGTCGTTCGGAACCTTGAGGATGGATCTGCCGGCGCTTTCCAGGGTTGGCGGGACGACGAGGTGAGTGGGATTTATACCCAGGGGTGCGCCTTCCTCGCTTTTGAACGCCATCATTGCGGCACGGGCGGCGGCATAGTTGGTGGCACTGAGTGTGGACTTGCTGCCGTAGGCAAGCTGCCAGAGGCCGAATCCCACGTTTTTGCGATCATCCACGCCGTAGAGGAATTTTTTGCGCATGAAGACATTTTCATCGTCAGGGCGGTCCACCGCTACAAATTCGGGGCGTTTTCTGGTTTGCAGGATGATGGGTTTTATCGGCCTGGAAAGATCGAGCAGAAACCAGGGGTCGCCTGTGCCGCCGCCCGAGTTCGAGACGCTTGCGCCGCCCACGGAATGATCGGTATCGAAGAAATACTGGCTGTCGTAGCACGCGGTCGTAAAGCCGGCCTTGAGCAGCGCAAAGACCAACATGTCGGGGTGCTGTTTGGCCGCCCAGGCCAATCCCTGGATCATCGGCGTGTAGACGCCGATCTGGTCGTCTTCTATGTCGTTTCTGTCCACTTCGATCGTGGATTCATAATCCTTGTTCAATATCTCGTATTTGAAGGCTGAAAGGTCGCGGATCGCGCGGTCTCCAACCCATTCGCGAAGCATCGGAAAGTCGCCCAGCCACTTGTAATCGACCGACCTTCCTTCAGATGGCACCTGCATGGCAACAACGGGCCACTGAGAAGGCGCACCGTCGAACGCCTCGTTGAAAACGGTCTTAAACGATTTATAAATTCCGGAAAGATTTGCCTGGTCTATTATCATTGCGTGCTCCCTTCAGCGTTGCGGGCTGTGAACTCCCGGTCCCGTGCCTGTTGCCTGTTGTCTTATTTCGATTGATCTCTTCCACTGTGAGTTCCGGGTCGGATTGAGTTGGGTGCTTGTTGCGTGGCCATCGGTCGTCGAGAATTCCAACTTGCAACCCGCAACCCGCAACTACCTCATGTCGATGTCCACGCCCACCTCGGTTACGCTTATGAATTCGGCGATAGTGCCGCATGCGACCGAGTTGCTGGTTGTTTTGGCAACCGTCTGGTCGTCCGATACATTAACGACCGTCCCGATGTCGGTTATGGCCAGCCCCGAGGCAGCCAGGCGGAAAACGCCTTTGCGCCTGACCCGGACGGTGATGTCACCGTTTGCGCCGGCGGAGTTATCCGCCTGCTCGCCCGCGATGCCGACGAACTTTAAGTTGGCGGTGTCCGCGCCCGGCACCGCAAAACCCGACGTATTCAAACAAACGATGGACCCGGCATGAATCTTCGCTCCGGCGGCCACCTTGTATTCGATCTCGAGTCCCTGACGGTATGTTGTCTTTCTGTCCGCAGTTAAAGCAGCCATCTATTGTTCTCCTTTTCCGGTCGCCCATTTCCGGTTACCGTTGCATGTTCAATGTTGACCGTGCGAGTTTCGAGTTGCGGAAAGTCTCGTCCGTCTTCCGTTCATCCGTTGTACTTGCTCCACGTTTCCTCGGAGATGTTGAGAAGCTTGTTTATGTGGAGCTGGTGGTCTTCGAGGCGCGGGATCTGCCCGGGATCGATAAGTTGCGCGTCAATCCTGTCGAGAGGAACCACGCGCGGGGTCTTGGCGACGAAGAGGCGAAATCCTTCGAGGTCACCCAGGGCGTACTTTTCCGCCCATTCACGCTGGGCGGGGGTGATCTTGCCCTCCTTGAGCGCCGCTGCGACGAGGTCATCTCTATCTCGCTCGGCGAGCATGCGTTTGAGCGCTGCAACTTCAAGCGTCAGGTCCGGCCTTTGCCGAAGGGCGTGGATGGTTGCAACCGCCTCGCTTCTTCCCGTCCCAGAGGCAAGCCCGAGTGCATCGAGCACTTCCTTGCAGGCAACCACCGCCTCGGCTCTTTCCTTGAGCTTTCCCACAGCCCCCGAAACTTCTTCGGCAGATGCCGTATCGGGAAGCCCGACCTGTTTTGCTATTAATTCGAGAAATTCCATTTCTTTCCTCCCATCTGAGTTGTCATTGCCGTTGATCGGAGATTTCCCGGATATCGGTTTTATCCAGTTAAGGCGCGGTGCGTTGGTGAGAGCAACCCGGAGCAGTTCGGAAAGCCTTCGGCCATCTTTGGACACCAGGAATACGGGCGAAAAGTAGCGGTACTCCTTTTTCGCCAGGTACTCCCGCGCGCTGTCCGTCCATTCAACCACTGCCCATAATCCCTCATTTCCTCTGTTTTCCAGCCGCTTGATCCACCCGGCGGCCGGTGCTCGACTTCCAGCTTCGGTCTGGTGTTCGTAGTCGATCACCATGTCGAGACCCCGGGCGCGGAAGCGCTCGACCACCTGCGACATTGCTTCCGCATCCACCACGAATGGTTCCGCCCCCTCGATCTCGACCGCTCCCCATGGAAAAACCTGGAATTGGGCTGGAACCGGGGCACCGTCCGGCAAGCCCGCAAAAAAGCCGAGTCTTTGATTGTCTTTGTTCTGCAATTACAGACTCCTTTTTCTCAGTCCGTCGTTCCGGTTGAAGCCAGTTTGAAGCGTTCGGCAAGCTGATCGCGGCTAAATTGAAAGCCTATCTCCGACAGAATCTTGTAGACTTCCGCAATGGATTTCATGTCCTCGGGCGGCTCGCACAGGAAGTGGAAACGAGGCACGGGCGCATCCCAGCCGAAGTTGAAGCCGACGAGAGGGCGCAGGATCTGCTGGGTTATCGTTTTGGAGAGCGCCTTGCAGTCGGCCTCCACGATGTCCTGCCGGACTTCGGAATGCACTCGCCCAAGCGCATACGATCCAGCAGCCTTGCCTCCCGGCTCCGATGTGAGGGTCTGTCCGAGGACAGCTTTTGACATTTGTGCATCGCAAAAAGAGGCCAGGCTCTCGTAGACATTGAGCGATGAACCCTTCTGGGCCTCGATGAATTCGATCTCCGTGGACTTCGATATGATGCCCGCAGCATCCGACCCGAGCGAGCGAACGGCATGGATCAGCGCCTCCCGGTCCGCCCTGGTCGCACCCGGCTCATATTTGCCGATCCGAAGCGGCATGCCGTACACTTCCGCAAACCCGATCCAGTCTTTCAGGGCGTAGTTTTTGAACAGGTACATCCAGGCGCACACCCTCATAATCCCCGCGCGGGTGTCGTAGCCGGATCGGGAGCGGCACCGGTGATAGGCAAACTTGAACGACGGAGGCTCAATACCCTGGATGGGGTCCTGTTCGGTGAGGATTCTTGGGGTAAGAGAATTCCAGAAAGTGATTTTCTTAGGGTGCACCCACCGAAGGCCTCGGATACCGACCTGGCCCTCCGATGCCTCCCAGAGGATTTCCAAAATCGAATACCCTTTGCCAAGTGCATCGAGCAGGTCCAGGACGTTTTCGTCGAAATCTGAAAGCCCCTGAATGGACGAGCGGCAAAACTCCGCCATTTCAACGCTCGGGCCGCTGCTGTCGTAAGGGGCCACTTCCCAGTCGAGCCCCTGGACGGCCATCTTTCGCGTCTGGAAAAGGCTTGCAAGGTGTGCGTCCTTTTCCTCCATTTCTTCGAAAAGCTCCGCCTGGCTCAAAACATCACCGCCGTCGGCCTGCCTGAAGATCCGAGCCAGCCGCTCGGGTGTTAGCCCGCTCGAAGGATAGCCGCTCCACCGGTCGCGAAGCGTCGCCGTGGCGATTTCCCGCATGTCGGGTTTTAAGGACCGGCTTACCGGTATGGGCTGGCTGAACTGGTCATAGAGAACTGTCATTTTATTGATCCTGAAGTTTCTTTGATCGTGAAATCCGATTAATGCCCTCGCTCAATTCGGTATCTCTTTAAAGCAGCGAAGCCGGCCCACCGCGCCTCTTTCCAAACGGGATTGCAGCAGGCTGGGGGCTTAATAACAGGAGGTCTTTTCAGGTAGGGATAAATAGAATTAGAGGAATTTTGTGCGTGACTATTTGAATGAAATTTCGGGTTGGGGATAAACCGGTTTGAGATGCCCTGCGCGAATCCAACGGGCTTGAAGTGTGTCAGCATAAAATGAGTATGCCGGGCATCAAACAGGCCTGCCATCTCCTTGATTGACACTCGTCCATTGCCTAAAGTATATTCACAACCACATCAAATGATTGAAAATTCGCTTATTGCCGGCATCGCTTACCACGAATAATTATCCTCTGGACAGGGGAAAAGGATTGATAACCACAGAGTATTTCAAGTACATGCGGAAAAGGCCTGATAGGGCTATAATATTGGATGAGTGGATAGATCGAGCAATCAAGTCACCACAAAAAACGGAAGTCCAGTCCGACGGCAGAATACGGAAATGGGCATGGATATTGGAGGAGAAGAAGTTCCTTCGGGTCATTCTCCTGGAGGACGGGGAAACCATCCATAACGCCTTTTTTGACAGATCCTTCAAGGAGAGTCGGCAATGAGGGTCAAATATTTTTCAGATACCGATACTGCACTGGTTGAATTTACGGATCACGAGGTAGCGGAGACAAGAGAGATTAGCGAAAACATATATGTTGACCTGGACAAACAGGGAAACTTGGTGAGCATGACTATTGAGCATGCACGGACAAATGCCCGGCTCGATGAATTCGCATACATGGAAATCGGCATCTCGCAAGAGGAAGGTCGAACCGCATGAGCCAACCCACCTCGAATTAGCCTTCCGTCTCGTTGATTGACACCCGTTCATTGCCTAAAGTATATTCTCAACATTCCCAGAGATTAAAAACAGATTAATTGCCGGTCCTGAAGGCTGCTCCACCTCAGAGTGCTCGTATAGAGTAGTTTTGGAAGCTCGTCGTATTCGGTTGTGGATGGTTCGGGGGGGTGTCTCAGAAGCTATTTCGGCGGTTCTGGTGCATAGCACAACTCATTTCTTATTCCTGTTCTTGTTCTTTTATGGAGGGGGCTCCGTTATGAAAAAGGCAGTTTTGTGCAGTCTCGCTTACGTGCTCATATGGGCAGGCCTATCATTGGCTCAGACGGTCAACACTCCTTCAACCGCACCGGCTGCCAACTCCACGGCCAGCCCATTTTACGTAAGCGCGGAAGCGCTCCTGTGGTGGATGAAGGATGGTCCGGCCCCACCGCCGCTCGTTAGCACCGGAATCATCGGTGAAGCTGGAACGGAAGTGGTATTGGGCGGAAAATCGCTCGATACCGATATGCACCCCGGCTTCCGTGTTACGGTTGGTTATTGGGAAAAGGAAAGATGGGGCGTTGAGGCGGGGTTTTTCTATTTGACATCACAATCGACCGGACGGAGCGTGAGTTCTTCCGGCCAGGCCGATTCCCAATTATTCGCTGTCCCCTTCTATAACGTCCTTCGCCATGAAGAGGACTTCTCATTCCTATCTTTGCCCGGCGTCTTCTCGGGACAGGCGCATGAAGAGATGAGCTCCCGAATGTTCGGCGCCGAGCTAATGGGCGGGACCACTCTGGTTTCGACCGGTGCATGCAAGGTGGATTTCCTTGGAGGTTTTCGGTACCTGAACCTGCGCGAAAAATTCTCATTTGCGACAAGCAGCCCCTTTATCGATGTTCCAAATGATATCTACCAGACGCTGGATCAGTTCAATACCGCCAACCACTTCTATGGAGTTCAGGCGGGCTTGCGCGCCAGTTCCGGATGGGGTCCCCTGACGGTCAAAGGCACGTTTAAGCTTGGCCTGGGCGCCGTGGTCCAAACCGTCGATATAGACGGATACCTTCTAACCAACGAATTTAACGCCCTCGGCTCCGCCCTTAAGTATCCCGGCGGCTACTTCGCCCTGCCCACCAATATTGGCGAACATACCCAGACTGACCTCGCGGTGATCCCGGAGATCGGGCTAAACCTCGGCTACAAAATCACCGACCGAATCAATGTTTTCGCCGGCTATACATTCCTTTATGCGAACAACGTGGTTCGACCCGGCGACCAGATTGACCGCGGCATCAACCCGTCGCAGGGCTCCACATTCACCGGCATCCCGGCTCCGGAACTAACAGGGGTGGCCAGACCGGCGTTCTCGTTTCAGCAATCGGAGTTCTGGGCACAGGGTGTCAACATGGGGGTCGAGTACCGATTTTAGGCGCCTGCCACGCGAAAAAGATAAAGAACTTATACGAAGTTACCTAGAAAATGCTCAATTTTCATGCTTCGCGGGGCGAGGCGCAGCATCATGGAAAATTGCGTTCAAGATTGAGCTGATGGGTTGCGCTCCGCTCCACCCATCCTACATGTCGCGGACCGGGCGGGGGAGTCGTAGGATGGGTGGAGAGGAGCGCAACCCATCGATTGCAAGCTAGTGCAATCTTGGACGCAAAATCGTATTAGAAGGTGGGTAGGTATGCGGAGGGCGGTCTCATCCAGTCGGTGGGACCGCCTTTGTTATAGCCTGTGGATCAGTAGCCTTTGAAAGAGGCGGTGCGGCGCTCTCCGATAGCCTCATATTCCACCGGGCCGCCATCGCTACGGGAGGCGGCATGCCAGGCGAGTGCGCAGGCTATGGCTGCGTCGCCGTGGCGCTTGCCGCCGTCCCGGCCTTTTCCGCGGTAATTTTCGGGGACTCTCGCAACGCCTTTTTCCATTCTCACCGAGCGCAGGTCGTCCAGTATATCGGGGTCTTTGGGGATCAGGATGGTTCTGTCCTCGAAGGCCGCACGGCACGAGGCCATATTTTCGAGGTACCATTTATCGGTCAGCATCACCTGCTTGATGCGCCGGCTTCCGTAGCGCTGCATGGCGACCTCGGCCAGGTAGTGGCCGTTTCCGCGCGCGTCCATTGCACCTCCCGAGAAGCGCGGAAGCCTGTCCGCGATATGGAAAAGTACCTGCTCCTGCTGGCGGAACGGAACATTTCGAAGCTCGACGACAAAGGGGGCGCGGTACCTCATCTTTCCGATTTCTTGCAGAGGGAAGATGACGGTTAGATCGCCGCTTCGGCCAAAATCTTCGCCGAAAAACGAGGGTCGCTCCGGTGGAAGGTCTTCCATGAGCGCAGTGACGTTTTGGTTCAGCCAATCGTTCATTTCGGCCCACCGCCGCTCTTCGGGCAATTCCGCGAACTCGGGCCTGCATGCCTTGCGAATTACTGGAATATCTTCATCCATGCACGATTCGATGAGGGCTCGTGGAATCCATGCGCCAGACCCACGGCTCGGAACGCAGAAAAGTTCCTCGTCCGCAAACTCGCCGTAGAAATCGACTAGTTCCTTCCTCCAGGCCGATTCGGACCCTTCCGACCAGGGCTTCCCGGTCCGCAGGCAAATGCGCCTGAAAAGCCCTTGTTGCAGTGCATCATCGAGGGTTATCCGGTGGATCGAGTAAGGCTTTTTACCCGAACGCACATCATTTACGAGTTCATTAAAAGGATTTTCATCGCCGTTGTGGGTGCTTATGACGGCCAGCCTGCCGCCCCACATGAGCAGGGCGACGGCGGCCTTGAGGAGCTGAGGCAGGTCGTTGTGGAATGCGGCTTCATCAATTACCACCTTGCCCTGCTTGCCCCGGAGATTGCTCGGGCGGCTCGATAGGGCAGTTACCCTGAAATTTGACGCAAAACGTATTCGATAGCCGAGGATATCCTTCTCCTCGTCCCGGATCATCGCCTCTTCCATCCGGTCGGCGGCGATGCCCAGGTTTCGCGCCCAAAATGCCGTGTCGTTTATGAACTCGATTGCCATTTCGCGGCTGTATCCAATGTACCAGACGTTCATTCCGCCGGTGGAAGCCGCCGTTAGGGCTGAATCCGCCGCTTCGCACCAGCTCAGCCCCACCCGTCGTGACTTTTCGCAAACTTTCACCGGCGCGGGATCGTAAATCCACCTTTGCTGGTAGGGGAGAAGGGCGTAAGGCGATATCATTCGGCAATCCCGAGTATCTTTCGCCGGATCTCCTCGGCGGCTTCTTCCGACAGGCCGTTTTTGCGGGTTTTCTGTCCGACCTCTTCGGCAGCCTTTTCCACCCGCGCCCGGAATTCCAGCCGAAGCCTCTCGCGCTGCACGTTGGATGACTGGAGCCTCGCGAAATCGGAGAGGAGCTTTGGCAGGATATCGATCTTTATTTCTCCCTTGAGCTGCGACTCGATTATCATCTGCGCGAAAAGGCGGGATGCCGCCTCGCCAAGCACCAGGCCGTCCTCGTTATCGGATGCCAGCGCCCGAGATTTTTCCTCGATTACACGCAGCCGCCTGTAGCATTCGAGAAAGTCATTGCCGTAGCGTCCGATGGTCGTCTTTTCAATATCGTGTCCCTGCTCGGCAAGAAAGCTCCCTATCTCCTCGAAGCTCGAACCCTCAACGAGCAGCCTGTCCACCTGTTCGGCGACATGGGGGGGAAGCTCTTTTGCTTTCCCTCTTCTTTTCCGGACTGTCCCGGCCATCAGGCAAGCTCCCGCTCGATTTCCCGGATCTCTTCGCACAGCGGCAGGTATGATTCGCGCAGCCGATGGAGGTCGGATATAAGCTCAAGGGCCTCGTCGGTTCGCAGCTCCTTTAGGGGTATGACCGAGGCGGGCTGAATGATCTGCTTTATGGCCGAAATAAGGCCCTGGGCCCGCGCCGCCAGACGCATCCGCTCCATCTTCTTTTCCTGAAGAGCCCCTTTGAGGATCAGCCGCTCGCTCATCCCTCCTCCCTCCCCGTAGCCTGTTTTTTGAGCCGCACCATCGGACAGAACTGGTTCAAACCTATCTGGTCACTCAGCTTCGCAAATCCCTGGGCGTTCATAATGAGGACGTCCTTCTGGTCGGATGCCAGGCTGGCGTAAACCTTTACCAATTCAACGTTGTCCTCGTACATGCGGCGCACCTCGGAAAGACCGTCCTCGAAGACCTTCTGCTGTCTCAGGGTATCTTCGCGGTATGCCCGAAGCGTTCTGTCGTGGCTCCTCTCGCTGAAGTACCAGACCACGAAGATTATTCCCGGAATGCCAAATGAGGAGACAATCTTTACGGCAAGATCCAATGCAATCTGGTCCATTCCGGGCATCCTAATTCTTCCAGGCCTTGACGCTCTTTTCCACCGAGCGGCCGACTATGTAGCCGCCAACACCGAGCTTCAGCAATTCCCACATGTCGGGTGGGACGTCCAGGCGGACAAGCGAGAAGATCGGGGCGATGATGTAGTTGTGAGCGATAACATAAGTGAAAGTCAGCATCAGGATAGGTCGCCAGTTTCTCTGGAGCCAACTGTTGCCCTCCGCTTCAGCGACAATTATCTGCGCCTGCGATTCGATTTCTTTCTGGAAAAGGGAGAAATCCTGGTTGAGCATCTGGATTTCGAGGTCATGCTTCAACTTGTTCGCCAAATCCTTGTCCTGCACCATCTTGTCGATTACTTCGACAGCCTGGCCGATCAATTTTCCGATAACGGGCAAAGCGCTCAGAAACAT